CACTGATCAGGGACCCGTCGCCGTTGACGAACGACTCGGCCTCCTCGTCGTCCTTGGCGTTGTTCAGCAGCCGGGTCATCTCCGCCCGCAGCCGCGTCCAGTCCTGCTCCACGTCCATGGAGAACGGAACGAACGCGTGCACCGCGCTGGGCCGAACGACCGGCTGGTCCACCTCGGGCGCGTCGTCGGTGGCCTCCTGCACCTCCGGGGTGCGGGTGACCGTGATCCCGGCGGAGGTGACACCCTGCCATTCCTTGCCGACGATCGTCTCCACCCGGCTGATCTGCCGCAGCGGGTTGCTCGACCCGTCGGAGGTGAGGATGATCGTCGGGTCCAACTGGAACGGCACGGCGAACCCGCCGTCCGAGTCGGAGCCCACGGACAGCGCCCGGGCCTCCTCCGCGGTCAGACCGGACGTGGACCGGGCCAGCACAGCCTTGCCGAACGCCCTGTCGTACAGCGGGCTGCCGGTGGCCAGCATCCGCCGGGCCAGGGCCGCGGACTCGTCATCGACGGTATCCAGCAGCTCCAGCGCCCGGGCCTGCGCCCGCTCCTTGTCCTTCTGCCCGGGGAACTTCGCCCGCTCCACCGCCTCGTAGGCCCGCTCCCGGTACAGCCGGCGCAGGTCCTCCTCGCTGGATGCCGACCGGCGGATCTCCCGCAGGTCGTACAGGTCCGAATCGGTGCGCCGGGGGATCAGACCCGGGGCGGTCACGGCGGTGATCCCGCTACCACCTTCCACACCGCGGTTGGTGCTGAACAGGCTCTCCAGGTTGACCCGCCGCCGCTCGGCGTCGTCGATGGCCACCTGGTGGGTCTGGTGCTCCTCGGTCAGCCGGGTCCACTCCTCCCGGGTCTCATCCGGCAGGGCGGCACCCATGTACTCGTTGTCGATCTCGGTGAGGCGGGCGCGGATCTCCTCCTGCCGCTCCCGCCGCTCGTCCACGGTCATCGTGGGCTGCACGTCGTCACTCCTCTGGCTGGTTGTGGCTGCTGGGGTCACCGCGCGGCTGGCTGCCGACGGCTTGGGTGCCTTGGAGTGCTTACGCGGCTCCGGCTTGGACACCGGGTGGCCAGGGGCCGGCTCGGTGGTGGTGCGCCCGGCAGTGGCCGCTGGGGCCGGCTGTGGGGAAGTCTGGGCACCGCCCGGCGGGACCGGGGAAGGTGCCGCAGCGGGGGCAGGTGAGGTTGGGGTCGGCTCGGGTGAGGCGGCTGGCGGCGGTGCTTCCGCGGGCGGCGCGTCTACGGGCGGAGCAGTCCGCGCGGTGAGCAGGTCGGCCAGCTCCGGGAACGCGGCGACCACCTCAGCGGCGAGCACCTGCCGCTCCTGAGGGTCGAACGTGGCCAGATGCCGCTGCACGCACCGCTCGTCCAGCCCGAACTGGCCCAGCACACCCCGCACCGCCACCGCGTTCGGGTCGAACCGGGAACCGCGCACCCCGACGCTGGTCTGCGTGTACGCAGGGAAGACGACCGGGCCAAGCTCGAACAGCTCAACCTCCTGGATCTCCCGGCGGATCGGGCCACGGTCGCCCGGGTTCTCCAGCAGACCGGCCAGGTCATCGGAGGGGATCTTCTTCCCGTCGCGGTCGACCCACTGGTCCCGGATCACCCGGAACTTGAAGCTCATGCCGCGGATGGCTCTGCCGGCAACCGCCTGCCGGATCGGCTCGACCACGTCGTTGGCGAACAGCCGCGCATTGACGAACAGCCCTTCGTCGTCCTCGTGAAGGTCCTCGATCGCACCGATCGGCACCGACCCGGTGCGCTTGTCGTTGCCGTGGTCGAACTGCATCACCGGCGCCCGGTCGCGCAGCGTCTTGCGGAACGCGCCCCGCTTGACGACCTCCTCGAAGTCGCCCGCGAACGACTCGATGGTCGTGGGGGTGTCGAAAACTGCGGCGTACCCTTCCAGGGTCCGCCCGTCGCCGACCGGCCCGGTGGCGCGGAACTCCACGTTCCGGTAGCACAGTCGCAGCGCGGACCGCAGGTCCACACCGGTCACCATCGTCGTCACATCGATCTCCGTCCTGGAGTTGCCGCAGTCATGGCCGAACAGCGCCGACGATCAGCTCCCCGTGGCGGGCGCCGTTGCCGTTGACCTGCGCCTGGTCCGCCTCGCCGGGGGTCTGAAGCTGCACGCTGACCCTCCCGGTGTGCACAAGCCGTCCCCAGTCGTGGTTCTGAACGGCGGCGATCGCCGACTCGGCGGTGAACCCGTCACGCACCAGCGCGGTGATCGTCTGCGCCTCGGTGGACTGCACATCGGCCGCGTCCTTAGCGTCCATGTGCAGAAACGGGATGCCCTTGGTGGCGAACCACAAGTAGACGCCGACGCCAGGCCGGCGGACCAGGATCTCCAGGCTGGCAGCCGCGTTTCCCCACAGGTGCTGCATGGTTCCGTCGCCGAACCGGCGCCTCGCGGCGGTGAAGTTCCCCGCGTTCAGTGACGAGCCCTGCAACCCTTCGGAGAACCCGACCCACGACGGGGGAACCCCGGCACACGACGCCAACCGGCTTTCGGCCTTGCCCTGGGTGACGGCGAACTCCAGCTGCTGGAAGTCCTTACCGACCACGGTCGCGTCGGCGCCACCGCCCAGGTACACCGTCTTGTACGCGTTCAACGCGCCCTGGTGCTCGGCCTCGAAGATCTCCTTGAACTCCTTGACCGCGGCCATCCCAATCGACGGATCGAACTTGATGACCAGGTTGGGGGTGGCGGCGTTGCGTAGGAACGCCCGCTTGTGGTCGGTCATCAGGTTGTCGCCGGAAATGTCCCGCAACGCGGCGGTGATCCAGCTCATGCCCAGGTAGGTGGCGTCCGGGTCCGGGATCGGGGCGTAATGCGCGATCTCATCGGCCAGGAACGACACCATCTTGGCGTTGGGTGGCTTGTACACGTACCCGAGCAGTTCCACGTCCGCGGCCTCGGCCGGGTGGTCCGCGTCGGTCTGCGACCCCAACACGATGTACATCCACTCCGGCCGCAGGCACACCAGCCGGGACCTCTCACCCCGGCCGGCCCGCCGCGTGTAGCTGTTCCCGGCCGTCGTGACGTTGATCTCCATACGGGCCAACAGGTCCGCGGTGGTGCCACCCGGCCACGGCCGCTCCAACACCGCCAGCTCGTCCGTGCCGAACAAATCCGCAGGCGCGCCCCGGTCGAAGCGGGTCCACTGGAACCGGGCCTGGGAGAACACCTGCAACCGGGCCAGCATCAGCGCGAACACCGGCCCGTTGGACTTGGCCACCTGGCTCAGGGTCGACCCGATGGCCTCCTCGTTCATCGAGGCCATGGTCGTGTTCAGCAGCGGATAGGACGTGCCGCCGAAGGAGAACAGGTCAACCCAGTCCTGGAACGGCAGCGCCGACCGTTTCTGCAACTCGGTGCCGTTGGTCTTCCGGCCGAGCAGCCTGCGCCACCAGCCCATACGCCAACCCCCCGTCCGTCCGGTCGGATAGGGGATCAGCGGCTAGCGTGGAGCACGCCCCATGTCGATCGCTGGGGTGGCCGGTCGGCCCGCGCGAACCCATGCTCCTGGGTGGGGGCGCTACCCACCCCAATCACCACGGCTTTACGTGGCTATCCCGTTTTGGCCTCAACTTCTCCGGGCACGCGCCGGAGCGGTGGGCGCCAAGTCTAGCTGCCGACCAAGGCGAACGGGGTCAGCCGGGCGACATGTATCCGCGGGGTGGCGTGCCCCCACAACGCCAAGCTGACCGCAACCAACGGGCAGATGTTCACGCTGACCGAGCGGCGGTCCCACGCCCACCCGTCGCCCAGCTGCCGCTTAGTCGCACCCGCCACCGCCGCGGAAAGCTCGTCGTCGGGCAGGTGGTGCACATCCGGGGTAGTCCCGGCGACCCCGTCGAACAGCATCGACGCGGCAGAGGCCATGTCACCCGAACCGGCCCGGTAGACGACCAGCTTCCCGGGAATGTTCCCCACCCGGGCCGTGTCCGCCTTGTCGATCTCATCGGCGATCGCCCGGTCCGACGTCACGACCACACACGGCTTGTGCCTGCCGGCAAGCTCCCTCAGCCGCGGGATCACCCACGACGTACCCGGCCGGTGCTCCAGCACCTCCACACCTCGGCCGGTACCAGCCCGGCCCGCGGCGGCGACCGCCGACCACGTCCGGTCCGGGGTGACATCCACCCCCAACGCCACCGGATCAGCCAACACCACCCGCGGCGACTGCATCGCCAGCCAGGCTTGCTGGCCGATCACCTGCCACGGATCGGTCAGGTCCGGCACCCGCTGGCACAGACACTCCGTACGGAAGATCGCCTCCGGATCGGTGGCGAGCGCGGAGATGAGTGCCTCTTCCATCACCATGTACCCGAGCGACGGGTTAGCCTGTGCCCACGCCTGCCGATCCCGTAGCCGGCAAGCCACCGCGTGACCACCCGCCGGCCGCTTGCAGGTACACCGCACATCGTCCGGTGCCGACCACTCGAAGTGCCCCAGCGTCGGGTCGGCGCTCGGATCGGC